CCCGGGGGTATTTTTCCGTCAATGTTTTTACTTTTTTGGGGGTTAAAAGTGAGCGACAACTCTAGACAAGTTCAGGGAAAGTGGTAACAGATGCTTAAAGAAAGATTAACAACTGGATCGAATCCTATTAGAACAGCCAGAGAAGAAATTGAAACTTTGGGATTCAGGAAAGTTTTCTTTCTTCCAGGAACCATTGGCCTGTTGGGTGGTACTATTGTAGCATCAATGATGGCAAGAAGCAGATGGAGACAGGAGATACTTCAAAAACTTTCTGATATCGAAGAACTTTTGATGAACAACGAAGGAGATAGATCAGATGAGTAATATTCCAGATGAGAATGTTCCACACGAAGCTCAGCACGCCAAGGCAACTGATGCTCAGATGGCACGCACCTCTGATCACGCTGCTATTCCTGATCTTGCTTCACCGAGCGCGACTTATGTTCAGGCCGAAGCGGTTGCTGCTCGAAACAAGATCAACGAGATCCTTGATGTTCTTCGCGATGCTGAACTGATTCCGCTTGTATAGATTTGAGAATGAAAAGTAAGAGGAGGTGTCGTGCCCGCTAGAAAAAGAAGGTTGGAAGTTGTCCAAACAAATCGTAGACCCGCGACAACTCCCGAGGGTCGAGAGAATGAAATGGTTTCTGCGGCTATTGACCTTGCCGAGCAACAAATTCTTAGCGGAACGGCTTCATCGCAGGTCATCACGCACTTCTTGAAGCTTGGCTCGACTCGAGAACGTCTCGAGCAGCAACGACTTGAGCATGAAAACGAATTGACTCGTGTAAAGATTGAAGCTCTCGAATCACAGAAGCGTGTAGAAGAATTGTATCTCGAAGCTCTCACCGCAATGCGGTCTTATGCAGGAGATCTGCCAACTCCAGAATTTGATGACGAAAATTAGAACATATCATGAGCTTTCGCAATTCACTGTCTTTGAAGATCGTTATAATTACCTTAAGTTAAAGGGAAAGGTTGGAAACAGGACATTCGGATTCGATAGATGGGTTAATCAACGATTTTACAAGTCTACTGAGTGGAAGCATGCGAAAAATTTCGTGATATCTCGTGATAACGGATGTGATTTGGGTATTCTTGGCTATGAGATTTATTCAGGACTGCTTGTTCACCATATGAACCCAATGTCGTTGAACGATGTAAAGCTTGGAAACGAGTGGATCTTTGATCCGAACTTTCTCATAACTACATCGCTTCAAACACACAATGCCATTCATTATGGAGACATAAATTTACTTCCTAGGGGTCCGATTGAAAGAACGTCAGGTGATACGACACTCTGGCGATAGGGGTTTAAATGAATAGACATGAGGTGGCGTTATGGGCTGGTATCGCGGCGTTTTTCGGTAGTCTTCTTGCTGTTGGTATCTTTGACATCTTTAATCCCGACCAATTGCTTGAATACGTTGGTGCTTTTCTTGTGGCGTTCATCACCGCAGGATCGGTATACGCAAAGCAAAGGTTGGACGAGGCTAAAGAAAAGCGAGAAGAACTTAAAGGTCGACCATTGACGACATATGAGAGAAACAAGAGTAATGGAGGTTAAATGGCGACACGTAAACGTTTGAGTCCTCATTTTACCGTCGAGGAATTTGATTGTAAAGACGGAAGCAAGGTTATGGCGCGTGATTATGATGGGTTGTCGCTGCTATGCAAGGTATATCTCGAACCGCTCAGGCAGAAATATGGGTCTGTAAAAATTCATAGTGGTTATCGAACAAAGGCGTATAACGCTCGGATCGGTGGAGCGTCTAATAGTTATCACGTTTATACCATTCATGATGGCAATGATCAAGCTGCCGATATTTCTTGTGTTCGTGGGACTCCAGCACAATGGCATTCTACACTTAACTGGATTCGAAAGAACAGAATGAAGAGCAAGGGCGGACTGGGTCTTTACAGCAATTTCGTACACGTTGACCTTCGAGACTACAAATCAGATTGGAGAGGTTAAATGACGAATCCTGATCCCACTACTCCCACTCCAGCTACCGTTCCACCGCCTAACGTTCCGCCTCCGGCTACTGAGCCGCCCGGACCCAGTGGCGTTCCTGCTCCTGGAACCGGAGATCCGGCTCCTTCTGTTGCTCCCGATGATGAGCCGAACGAGGCAGATCTTCCCGACAAGCCCGCAGTTGATCTTCCAGATGACAATTTCGAAACCCCTGGGGAGGAAGCTGTGCCTGACGAGGAATTCCAGGATCCCGGAGTTGCTGCTGAGGATCCCGAGACCGATAACGAAGAGCAGGACGCTGACGAAGAGGGCGAGAAGTATGACGGCGGAGATATTCCTGCTTGATTAATAGAAAGTGGGTGTGAGATGGAACAGAGTATTCTTATTAGTACAAAGAAGATTTTGGGCATTCCTGAAGACTATACTGTCTTTGATCTCGATATTATTACCCATATTAATACCGCATTTTCTACTCTCACCCAGCTGGGCGTGGGTCCGGCTAATGGATTCATGATCGAGGACGAAAGTGCGGTTTGGGCTGATTTTATTACGGATTATCCGTCAGGGAATTATGATACGCCAACGGGGGATGATCTTCAATATAATTCAGTGAAATCGTACGTTTTCCTCAAAGTTCGACAGTTGTTCGACCCCCCATCGACATCATATCTAATTGCGGCAACTGAAAAGCAGATTCAAGAGCTCGAGTGGCGTTTGAATACGCATAGAGAAGAAAATGAATGGGTAGATCCTGATCCTAATGTTCGTATTGTTGAAGATATTTATGACGGAACGGTTGTGGAGGTGACAAATAGGAGACGGACATGGCGACGGTAGATATAGGACCTCCTAAAGTTGACCTGCTTCGTATTCGTGCCGGTGATCGGAATCTGTTCACTATGAAGTTGACGCAAAACGATCAGCCTTTTGATCTTACCGGATTGACGATCGAAGCACAAGCAAGATCTACGCCGATTGATACAGTTATTGCTGTTACCGCAGTTATTACAGTTATTGACGCCGAACAAGGACACTTCGAGATGCGTTGGCCAGGCAATGAAGTACGAGCTTTGGTCGCCGACAAGGTAGCTTGGAACGGCGTATGGGATTTGCAGGTCGGTAACGGTTCGGATCCTCAGACGTTGATGGCAGGAGTATTCACGGTCGAGCCGGATGTGACCAGATGAGTACGTCTATCGAAGTAAATTCAGAAACCGAGTTGACGCTTGATTTAGCGACTCAAATAATCGGCGTTACTCAAAAAGGAATCGAGATAAGTATCGATGTTCCAGAGGCCCCGGATATTATTGTAGGGATGCCGGGGCCTACTGGTCCTCCCGGTCCTCAAGGACAATGGGAGGCTCTTACACAAGCTCAATATGATGCACTTGATCCGCCGGATTTTGATACTCTCTACGTAATCGTCGGATAGGAGAGATAATGGCAACTGGATTAGCATCGGCGATTGCGCAGGCTATGTTGAATGCGCTTTGTCGTAATGTTGCTTGGACTCAACCAGCAGGCTTTTTCGTTAAATTGCATACGGCCGATCCAGGAGCTGCGGGTGCAACTGCGGCTTTCGGTGATGCAACTCGACAGCCTGTTACGTTTTCGGCAGCTGCTGCAGATGGTACGATCACTAACTCGGCTGATGTGAACTGGGTGAACGTGACGGCAGCAGGAACAGTTACGCATGTTTCTTTCTGGTCCGCATCTTCAGGTGGTACTTTCCTTGGTTCGGACGATCTAGCAACTCCGCGTACGCTTTCGATTGGTGACAACTTTACGATCTTGGCGGGTGATGTCGATCTAAGTCTCGCTCCGATCGCAGCGTAATGCCTCCGGTTCTTGATACCGTAGGAGCAGCGATTGCTTCAGGTAACAATGTTTCTACTCCAACTACGTTGACGCCAGCTCTTCCTGCGCATTCGGTAGGAGAGTTACTACTCGCGGCAACTTTCTGCCGATCAGGAACTCCAACTGTCGCGACTCCATCTGGATGGACACAGCTGGTTAATGTAGCTGGTACAAACGGCAGAATTGCTTTGTTTGGGAAAATCGCAGCGTCAGGTAGTGAGAGTGCTCCGAGTATTGTCTGGTCAGGTTTGACAACCGGTACGTCTGGTACTCCGGTTCAAGCTCAATGTGCTGTTTTCTCAGGTATGTTGGATACGATTACCGGAATTACCGATGTTCTTGGAACGGTTGAGAATGGTGCAGCTAGTACCAGCGCTGCTGCAAGTGGAAATGCGATTACGACGGTTGATCCTGACGATTGTGTAATCGCGCTTTCGTGTCGATTGGATGATGTTGGTACTTGGACGCCACCGGCTGGATTTACAGCAATCGGTTCTGCTCTTACAACTTCCGGTGCCGATATGTCCTTTGCCTGGGCTTATCAGGTCAAGGCAACTCCAGGTTCAGTAGCACCTGCAGATTTTGGTCTCGTTGGAGCATCGAGTTTTGCTTCTAGTGGTATCTTGATTGCACTCAAGAAGCGAATTCCAGTAACGCTCTTTGGCGCAGTCTCTATGCCGATTACCTTTGAGGCTGTTACTCAATGGAGAGTACTTCCTAAAACTGAGACGCTGATTGACGAGTTTAATACTCTTGATACGACCAAATGGAAACTGAGAACTAATGTTGCTCTTTCAGGAGGTCAAGCAAGACTTGTAAATCAGACAACAGTTGAGGCTGTTCTTGCAACGAATAGTCCTGGAATACTTGAATACGATTTTACTAAATCATCGGTTTTAGGTATGGTTACTCCCTCTCTATTGCCGCCGACTAATTTTTCTCGATATACTAATTTCGCAGTTCGAACGGGAGTTGAGGGCGATTATGTAGGATGGAGTATTATTGCATACTCAACAGGTCAGGTTGATATTAAGGGCGGCGTGTTTAAAAATCATGCCGTGCAAGCTGGGGGTTATCAAGCTGCATATAATGCGACGGCTCATAAGTACCTTCGTATGCGTGAAAATAATGGTACTGTTTATTTAGATACATCTCCAGACGGAAGTACATGGACGCAACGAGTAGCTACTGCTTGTGATTTACCTCTTAATAAAGTAAGAATTTCTTTTGTATCTAAATCGCCCTTGGATGGCGAAGCTCTTGATTATGCTTATCTCGATAATTTTAATTATACTATTCCGAAAATGGAAACGTTTCAGGACGATTTTGCATCACCGCCTGCGCCGCCTAAATGGAACGATGGCTCAGATTACGGATGGGATATTAGTCAACGTCTTCTTCTCAATTGTGTTGTAGCATATGGCTATATTTCTACGTGGGATGGTGGAACAGGAGGTGTTTATGATTTAATAGGATCGTATATTCATGCGAAGGTAACGCCGCCTCCTGTTGGTACTGGAACAAAAGAAACATATATGGAAGTTAGTAGGATGGGTACTTCCGGTGCGACTCGAGACGGTGTTTCTCTTTTCGTTGCTGGTTCAAATTTAGGCGCATTCAAGAAAATTGCTGGAGCTACTGTCGCATCGGCTACATCACGACCTTACGATCCAGTAAACGATCAGTGGTTTCGCATTCGAGAACAAGCTGGGACAATCTACTGCGATACTTCACCTGATGGTATAAGTTGGACGAATTTCTGGTCGACACCTGCGAATTTCGACGTAACAAGATGTTGGGCAGCATTTACTTCTGGTTATTATGGAACTGAAACCGCTTCACAAGCTTCTATCGATAGTGTTAATGTCCCGCAAGTTCCGACTGGTCCGACTACATATTACGGGATTACTTCTACAGCGCTGGCGTTTAATCAAGTCGTACAAGGTCGACGTCGAACGTTTAGTCAAATCGCTGCACCGTTTGTATTCGCCAAAGAAGTTCAAGGTCGACGCAAAGTATTCGGACAGATAGCGTCACCGTTTCTATTCGCCAAAGAAGTTCTGGCTCAACGCAAGACTTTTGGACAAATCACAGCACCGTTCGTGTTTGTCAAGGATCTTCAGGGCCAACGCAAGACTTTTGGACAAATCACAGCACCGTTCGTGTTTGTCAAGGATCTTCAGGGCCAACGCAAGACGTTCGGACAAATCGCTGCTCCATTTGTATTCTCGAAAGACGTTCAAGGTCGACTTAAAGTATTTGGACAGATCGCATCGCCGTTCCTATTCTTCAAAGATGTTCAGGCCCGACGTAAGACGTTTGGCCAAATTCTCTCTCCATATCTTTTTTCTAAAGATATTCGTGGTCAGCGAAAAACATTTAGTTCAATAGATTCGCCGATAACTATTCCGATCTCAATAGCTGGATCTCGTGTCGGTTTGACTCTTTATGGAGTTGTAGCTCGTCCGATTGCTTTTGGAGCAGCTGTTGACGGAAAGCGAAAAACGTTCGGACAAATCGTAGCACCTTTTGCATTTGTCAAGGATCTTCGCGGGCAACGCAAGACGTTCGGTCAAACATCGCTTCCGATCATATTCATAAAGGAAGCGGTTGGACGCGAATGGATGTATGGCCAAACGTCAATGCAGACGTTGTTCGGAAAGGAAGTGTCAGGACGTCGAAAGACATTTGGCCAGCTTGCGTTTCCGATGAATTTTACCAGAGATCTTCGTGGTAGTCGGAAAACTTTCGGCAAGATCGATGATCTTCTCATATTTACAGCGTTTGTCGACGGTCGGGGATTTGTAGGATCGAAGACTTATTATGGGAAGATTGACAGTCCGTTTACTTTCTCAAAACAATTCTCGGCTTCTCGCAAGACATTCGGGAGAATCATAGCTCCTCATATTTTTGGATCCGCTTCGCAAGGGATTAGACAGACGTTTGGTGAGCTAGATTTTCCTATGGATTTGCTTTTCGATGCGGAAACAGGATTGATCGAGGCTTATGGTCAAGTTTCCTTGCCGATGCTTGTTGAGTTCGACGTTACGGGAAATGTAAGAGTAAGCGGAATAATTTTGAATGACGCACTAGCTCTTTATTTGGGAATTAAGCCTGTAGAGGCAGTCTATACCGAAGGTATTAAAGTCTGGCCATCCGAATAGAGAGGTGAGACATGGGAGTAGAAGGATTGGAAAACGCGCATTCTGACGAGTCCTCTGAATCTGAAAAGAAGGAACGCGAGGATCCGGTTGCAAGACAGGAACGTCAGGTGTCGGAACGAGAAGAGGCAAGACTTGCGCGTTCAGAACGACTAGGACATGAGCTTTTCGATCATTCGAAGGAAAAGCGGACAGTTCAGAATGAAGGATCGGAGCCCACTTCTGAGTCTGAGCCCGAGCCTGAGCCTGAACCTGCACCCGAGCCTGAACCTGAGCCCGCTCCCACGCCTGCGCCTGCACCCGCGCCCGCGCGGAGATCGTCTTCACGTAGGAAGTCGGAATAGGAGGTTTAAAGAGGAAGGCTAAAATGACTAGTGTAAGTGAAATTGGCCAGCAAGCGGTCAACGAGATTCTTCATATTTCAGAAAGACCATGGAGCGCCTATACAGAAGCTGATTATACGATTGAACAGTGGCATTCTGCATGTTTGATCCATTTGCATAGTGGCTCTCCTACCTCAAAAAGTGAATGTAAGCTTCCTGTTAAGACACCGAATGGGGCGTTGAATCGAAACGGAGTTCACGCTGCCGCTGCTGCATTGGCTGGAGCTCGAAGTCCACTTAAGGCATCTTCTGAACAGAAAGCAAAAGCGGCTCGAGCTCTTAGGGGATACTATAGTCAATTGGGAGAAGAGCCTCCGGATTCTTTGAAGCAGTCCGACAATATGGTCGAAGATATTCTCACCCATCACGGTGTTAAGGGAATGAAGTGGGGTGTCCGTAGAAAGGCTACTGTCGGTCCTCAAGAGGTTGTTATTAGCGATAGAAGAAAGAGGATCAAGACTTCTGGAGGAGAAGGACATCCTGCACATCCTGAAGCAGTTCGATCCCGACAGATTGGACAAGTCGGAAGGAAGAGCGGACTCAAGGCACTTTCAAATGCTGAGCTTCAGGCATACAATCAGCGTTTGAACATGGAGCAGCAGACCAAACGTCTTATGTATGAGGATTCCTCTCCTCCGAGGAAGTTTATCCTAAGTCTTCTGAGACAAACTGGTAGACAGCAGGCTAACGAAGCAGCAAATCAGGTCGCATCTAAGCAAGTTAAAAAGCTTCTTGCCAAAGCTGCAATAGCTTAGGAAAGGAGGTTGGGGTGGGCCTGTCTAATACTGCGACACCGATCTATTACGGTCAGTTTCGCGAGGCAGTTCTCCGTGGCGAGATTCCGGTGAATCGTGAGATCTCTCTGGAAATGAATCGAATTGATTCACTCATCGCTAACCCCAACATCTATTATGATGATCAAGCGGTTGAGGGATTTATTCGTTATTGCGAAGGAGAATTAACGTTAACTGATGGATCTGATCTTCATCTTCTTGATTCGTTCAAGCTTTGGGCTGAACAAATCTTTGGTTGGTATTACTTCGTCGAACGTAGTGTCTATGTTCCGACCAAAGAGAATCACGGTGGACATTATGAGAAAAAGCAGATCAAGAAACGTCTAACTCTTAAACAATACCTAATAGTTGCTCGTGGAGCCGCCAAGTCGATGTATGCGTCGGTCATCCAAAACTACTTCTTGAATGTCGATACGTCGACAACGCATCAGGTTACCACAGCTCCGACGATGAAGCAAGCAGATGAGGTCATGTCTCCATGTCGCACGGCTATTACTCGAGCTCGAGGACCTCTGTTCAAGTTCTTGACAGAAGGATCTCTCCAGAACACCACTGGATCTAGAGCCAATCGGGTAAAGCTGGCAGCTACCAAGAAAGGCATCGAGAACTTTCTTACCGGATCACTACTCGAAGTTCGTCCAATGGCCATTAACAAGCTGCAAGGTCTTCGGCCGAAGATCTCAACAATTGATGAATGGTTATCCGGCGATCTTCGAGAAGACGTAGTGGGCGCTGTTGAGCAGGGAGCCTCGAAGCTTGAGGATTATCTGATCGTGGCTATCAGCTCAGAAGGAACTGTTCGAGCAGGTTCAGGTGATACCATCAAAATGGAACTTGCTGACATCCTCAAGGGTGAGTACTACGCGCCTCACGTTTCGATCTGGCATTACAAACTCGATGAGCTCGAAGAAGTCGCTAATCCTGCAATGTGGATTAAGGCAAATCCGAATCTGGGGTTGACGGTCTCTTATGAAACCTATCAACTTGATGTGGAGCGTGCTGAGAAAGCACCAGCTTCACGAAATGATATTCTTGCTAAGCGCTTCGGGATCCCGATGGAGGGATACACGTATTTCTTCACGTACGAAGAAACTTTACCTCATCGGAGAAGAGAATTCTGGCAGCTTCCATGTAGTCTCGGCGCCGATCTCTCTCAAGGAGACGACTTTTGTGCATTCACATTCATTTTCCCCTTGGGTCATGAGAAGTACGGTGTAAAGACTCGAAGCTACATCACTGAGCTTACGCTGATGAAGCTTCCCGGAGCTATGCGGCAAAAGTATGAAGAATTCATTAATGAAGGAAGCCTTCACGTCATGCCTGGAAACATTCTGGACATGATGCAGGTATACGAAGATTTAGATAGATTTATCTTAACGTCTGAGTATGATGTTCGAGCTCTTGGTTATGATCCTTACAATGCAAAAGAATTCGTCACTCGTTGGGAAGCAGAGAACGGGCCGTTTGGCATCGAGAAGGTTATCCAAGGAGCGAAAACGGAATCTGTTCCTCTAGGAGAGATCAAGATCATGGCATCAGAGCGACTTTTGATCTTCGATCAGTCACTCATGTCTTTTGCCATGGGTAATGCGATCACTCTTGAGGATACCAACGGAAATCGAAAGCTTTTGAAGAAACGCCAAGATGAGAAAATCGATAATGTTGCTGCTCTCCTAGATGCTTGGATTGCATACAAGCTTAACAAGGAGGCATTCGAGTGAGTCTTGGGAAAGGAGGTGAGATGTGGCGCGATTTGGCGAGACGTTGAGACATGCGTGGAATGTTTTCACTAATCAAGAAGATAGACTTAAAGCTTATCCTAGTGTCGTTGGTGGTTTTGGATCAAGCAGACCAGATCGTGTAAGGCTCAGAATTCCCAATGAACGCTCACTCATCTCTTCGATTTATACACGTCTTAGTATCGATGTTGCTTCGATTGATATGCGTCATGTGAGGTTAGACGCACAGCAGCGCTATATCGAAGACATCGATAGCGGTCTAAACAATTGTTTGACGGTTGAAGCCAATATTGATCAAGCTGCGCGCGCATTTAGACAAGATATTGCTATGACACTTTTCGATAGAGGCGTTGCAGCGCTTGTTCCTGTTGATACTTCAATCAGTCCAAAACAAAGTGGTGGGTTTGACATCTTAACGCTTCGTGTTGGAGAAATTATCGGATGGTATCCGCAACACGTGCGAGTAAATCTGTACAACGAAGCAAGAGGTGAACGCGAAGAGATTGTTTTACCAAAGGCCTCAATAGCTATTGTTGAGAATCCGTTGTATACGGTGATGAATGAGCCGAATTCAACACTTCAGCGTTTGCTTCACAAGCTTAATCTTCTAGACGTTATCGATAATCAATCTGCTTCGGGAAAACTTGATCTCATCATTCAGCTTCCATATGTGATCAAGTCCGAAACACGCAGAGAGCAAGCAGAGCAACGACGTAAGGATATTGAGTTCCAGCTTAAGGGTAGTCAGTATGGCATTGCTTATACCGATGGAACCGAGAAGATTACTCAGCTGAATCGTCCAGCCGAGAACAATCTAATGAGTCAGATCGAGTATTTGACGACAATGCTATACGGTCAACTTGGCTTGACTGAAGAAGTTATGAATGGTACGGCCGATGAAAAGGCCATGTTGAATTACTGGAATCGTACAATCGAGCCTATTCTTACGGCAGTTGTCGAAGCTATGCGACGTTCCTTCTTGACGAAGACTGCTCGGACACAAAAACAAACGATTCTATTCTTCCGAGATCCGTTTCGCTTGGTTCCGATTGAGAACATTGCTGAAATTGCGGACAAGTTTACTCGTAATGAGATCATGACCTCGAACGAGATGCGACAGGTAGTTGGCATGTCTCCGCATCCCGATCCAAAGGCCGACAAGCTGGTCAACAGCAATATGCCAGCGGCTAATCCAGATAGAACCGCAGCTAATGGACATAGCTCAGAAACTGATCCGTCTAAGCTTGACCTGGCACCTATTCTAGTCACAAAATCTAGAAAGGACGTTCAAAATGGAAGTTGAGGCAAAGCCTGATTTTAGCGGCTATGCCACGAAAGCTGGTCTCAAGTGTTCAGACGGTCGGATTATCATGCCCGATGCCTTCAAGCATCAGGATAAGCAGACGGTTCCGTTGGTCTGGCAGCACAATCATAACGAACCCAGCAATATTCTTGGTTATGCCGTTCTCGAGCATCGAGGCGATGGCGTTTATGCGTACGGTTTCTTCAACGATACCGATGCAGCGAACAACGCTCGAACCCTAGTACAGCATGGTGATATCAAGTCGCTGTCTATCTATGCGAATCAGCTTACCGAAAAGTCCAAGCAGGTTATTCACGGATTTATTCGTGAGCTGAGCCTTGTCTTGTCGGGAGCTAATCCTGGCGCACTTATCGACAATATCACATTGGCTCACGCTAATGGCGATATGGTTACGTTGGAAGATGAAGCTGTCATCTATACCGGTCTTGAGTTGAGTCATGCTGATGAGGAATCGTCGGATGAAAAGAAGGACGAAGATACGGAGCCGACGGTTCAGGAAATTTACGATTCGATGACCGACGAACAGAAGAATGTTGTTCACTTTATGATCGGCGCCGCTCTTGAGAGCTCTACTCAGACTCTTAAAGAAGCAGCTCATTCCGACGAAGAGTCCGACGAAGAGTCCGACGAAGAGTCTACCGAGGAATCGGAAGAAGAGTCGGATAAGGAACCCGTCGCTGAACTCGTCCACCATGATGAAAGTAATGACAAGGAAGGACGGCGCATGACTCGTAATGTCTTCGAGGAGCAGAGCGGAGGCAAGAAGGAACAAGAGAAGCCCACTCTCTCACATGATGCAATGCGAGAGATCGTTGCTGACGCTCAGAAGTCGGGTTCACTGAAAGACGCTGTTGAGGCGTATGCACTTAGGCACGGTATCGAGGATATCGAGCTGCTTTTCCCGGACGCTCGCTCAGTTACGAACACGCCTGAGTTCGATCAGCGTCGTATCGAGTGGGTCTCCGGTGTCATCAATGGCACGAGGCACTCCCCGTTCTCTCGTATCAAGTCTCTCGTTGCCGATATCACGGTTGAGGAAGCACGTGCGCTGGGTTATGTGAAGGGGAACTTGAAGAAGGAGGAGTTCTTCGGGCTCACCAAGCGTGTCACGACTCCGAGCACTGTTTACAAGAAGCAGCAGCTGGATCGCGATGACATCATCGACATCACCGATTTTGATGTCGTGGCCTGGCTCAAGGCTGAGATGCGTCTTATGCTCGACGAGGAGCTTGCACGCGCGGTTCTGATTGGCGATGGTCGCGATGTTGCCAGCCCTGACAAGATCAAGGATCCTGCGGGTTCGGCGGAGGGTGCTGGTATTCGCTCGATTCTTAATGATCATGATCTTTATGCTGTAAAGGTCGAGGTTGACTCTGATGCCAGCCCGAATGATGTTGTCGATGCCTTTGTCACGAACATGGGCGTCTACAAGGGTTCTGGAGCACCGTCGCTTTACACGACTCGTCCGTTCCTGACGCAGATGCTGCTCGCTCGGGATGGTATGGAGCGGCGCATGTATCGTGGTGTGAGCGAGCTTGCTGCTGAGCTGGGTGTTTCGGAGATCGTCATCGTTGAAGTGATGGAGAATGAGGACGATCTACTCGGTATCGTCGTGAATCTGAAGGACTACACGATTGGTGCCGACAAGGGTGGAGAGATCAACTTCTTCGACGATTTCGACATCGACTACAACCAGTACAAGTACCTGTACGAGACTCGTGTTTCGGGTGCACTGACGAAGATTCGCTCGGCGGTTGTCTTCACTAAGGCGCCCGCAGGTCCGTAAAGGTAGGTTCGCCATGGCAAGGTTCTTTGGACGTGTTGGTTATGGTCAAGCGGTAGAAACTGCGCCTGGCGTGTGGGTAGATTCGATTGTTGAGCGCTCCTATTATGGAGATATTATCCGCAATGCGAGAGTTCTTCGTGAAGGAGAGAACCTCAATAAGGATCTCAGTGTTCAAAATTCAATTAGCATTTTGGCTGACGCATATGCAAACGATCATTTCTTCGCTATTCGTTACGTGGAGTGGGCGGGGGCTTTGTGGACAGTCTCAACGGTTGAAGTACAGAGTCCTCGCCTTATTTTAAGACTGGGGGAGGTGTACAATGGCCCCACGTCTGCAATTGCAGGAACTCCTTGAGACATTTACGCCAAACGTTTATTTTCAACCGCCTACCAATATTCAATTGCAATATCCTTGTATTATTTACAGGCGTGATTTCGCCCAGACAAAATTTGCGGATGATCTTGCTTACGATTACTACATCAGATATCAAATTACGGTCATCGATCGGGATCCGGATAGCGAAATTCCGGAAAAAGTGGCCTTAATGCCAATGAGTTTGTTCAATCGATTCTATACGGTCGATAATTTAAATCATGATGTTTTTAACGTGTACTTCTAAGGGGAAAGGACAAAAATGGCTCCCTTGACCTGGGACCAGGTCGGCGAGAGATTGTATGAAACCGGTGTTGATCACGGAGTTCTGTATCTTCCTGATGATGCCGGTGTATACAATTCTGGTTTTGCTTGGAATGGTCTCACGACCGTTACCGAATCGCCGTCCGGCGCGGAAGCGACTCCGCAGTATGCAGACAATATCAAGTACTTGAACATGATTTCTGCCGAAGAGTTCGGCGCAACGATCGAGGCGTTCACGTATCCGGAAGAGTTCGGTCAGTGTGATGGTACCGCTCTTCCTGCTCCGGGAGTCGCCGTTGGACAGCAGGGTCGGAAGATGTTTGGTTTGAGCTATAGGACTAGGGTCGGAAATGATGTTGAGGGCTCGGAATTTGGCTATAAGCTCCATCTTCTGTACGGTTGTCAGGCTGCTCCGTCGGAGAAGGCCTACGCTACAATCAATGATTCACCGGAGGCGATCGCATTTAGCTGGGAAGTTACGTCTACTCCCGTTCCGGTTACCGATCATAAGCCGACGTCTCTCATTGTGGTTGATTCGACGATTGTAGATCCTGCTGATCTTGCAGCACTCGAGGATCTTCTCTACGGCAAGGCCTCGATTGAAGCGGCTCTCCCTACTCCGGATGCAGTCATCGCACTTTTCGGAACGCCGTAATTACGGCAGGAGGCTAAAGAATGCTCACTATTGTTGTTCCTGGTGTCGAAATGTATGACGAACAAGTAGAAGAGTTCGTCACTATCGGCGACGTGACGTTGGATCTTGAGCATTCCTTAGTCTCACTGTCAAAATGGGAGTCAACTTACGAGAAACCTTTTCTGGGTAAGGGCGAGAAGACGACAGAAGAGGTTTCCGACTACATAAAGATGATGACTTTGACTCCTGATGTTCCAGAGGAAGTTTTCCTCAAACTTTCTGAAGAGAATGTCAAGGCTATCAATAACTACATCGATGCCAAGATGACTGCGACTTGGTTCAACGAACGCCCTGGAGCTCCGCAAAGTCGAGACGTCATTACTGCCGAGCTTATTTACTATTGGATGATCTCTTTTCAAATCCCATTCGAATGTGAGAATTGGCATCTTAATCGATTGTTTACATTGATCCGAGTTTGCAACATCAAGCAAGCTAAGCCTAAGAAGATGAGTCGTGCTGAAATCGCCGCTAGGAACCGAGAACTCAATGCTCAACGTAGAGCACAGCTCGGAACTAAGGGTTAGAAAGGGGGTGACATGGCGGTTCTCACCTGGGATCAAATCGGTGAGAGAATTTATCAAACCGGTGTTGATCGTGGAGTTCTTTATCTACAGGATGGTACGGTGGTGGCTTGGAATGGGCTCATCAGTATTGAGGAGTCTCCGAGCTCGGAATTGAAGTCGTTTTTCCTCGATGGAGTGAAGTATTTGGAAAATTTGGCTCCGGGGGATTTTCTAGGAAAACTTTCTGCATTTACTTATCCTGATGAATTCGACAACGTTAATGGAATTGCTCGTGTTGCTCCTGGATTGTCGTATCACGATCAGCCCGCAAAGAGTTTCAACTTATCGTATCGAACGAGAGTTGGCAACGACATCGAGGGCGAAGAATACGGATACAAGATTCACATTCTCTACAATCTTCTCGCCACTCCAGAAGGTGTTGCGTATGCAACCATTCAGGATTCAGGTGTTGCGCCAATTACGTTTGCTTGGAGTTTGACTGGTACGCCGTCGAAAACGATCAAGCATAAACCAACGGTTCACATTTCTATCGATTCAAGGACAACACCTCCTGAAATTTTGACCTTGTTGGAAAATCAACTTTATGGAACTGAGAAAACTTCTCCTAGTCTTCCTCCGATCTCAGAAGTTGGAGAATATTTCGGGTATCGAGGCGCACTTCTCATCGTCGATATCGGAGATGGCACTTGGTTAGGTATTGATGAATCGGATACTTATATCGACATGACCGATCTCACCACTTTCGAGATTAACGGCGCCGACGCTACATATTTAGATCCAGATACATACACTGTTTCATCCACCAATATCGGCGAACAAGACTAAGGGAGGTGAAATGGCTACAATTACCGGTCTTACTGCCGAGAGAATGCTGGAAATTGAAGGGGCCACGGTTGTTGGTGGGGATATTGTCGGTGGTCATCTGATTCTTCATAAGCATGACGGAACAGATGTCGATGCGGGCCCTATGCCACCGGGTCCACAAGGTCCAGTCGGTCCTGCCGGAGGTCTGATCCCGGGTGAGATCAGAATTTGGCCTGGAAATTCGCTTCCGTTAGTCGCTGACTTTGGTAAATGGGTTTGGGCGGATGGAGCAGTCTATGCTGTTGCGACATATCCCAAAGCAGCTGCGAATATTGCGTCTCAGTGGCGTACATTTGGTGGAGCTAGTGATCCAGGAGCCAGCAATTTCCGAGTTCCTGACATTCGAGGCTTGATACCAGCTGGTTTGGATCAGATGCCTGGTGGAGCTCGAGCGAATCGACTTACTCGCTCAGTTTCAATCGTGATTGCAGGAAGAACGGGCGAAGAGATTCATACTATCACGGTTCCTGAGATGCCTGCTCACGGTCATCCTCTTACAGATCCTGGTCATAGTCATATCGGTGGTACTCTAAGATTTTTAGGTGGTGAAGGTTATGACATGACAGGTACTGCTGGTTATCCTGTGGGTCAGTGGGGTGTAGGATCAGCCGTTACGGGTATCACGATTGGTAACAATGGCGGTGGAGCTGCTCACGAGAACATGCAGCCAACGGTTTTTGTACCTTATATTGTAAAATTGGACGATTAAAATGAGAATTGAGCTCGCAGGGAGTCTGATTCGTCCTGCTCCATTGACTTTGAAATACGATTCTAATCAAATTTTCGATACTTTGAAGTACATCGATCTAGGATACACCAATTTCGAGGTAATTTGTATTGGTGGTGGCGGTGGAATGGGTGGAGGCATCGATACTGCTAATACAGGAACTCAGCTTAAAAGCTATGGCGGAGCTGGCGGTGGCGGTGGATTTCATCGAGTTCGCGGATTGTTGTCGGCTTTACCTGATAGTTGCGCGATTGTGGTCGGAGCTGGCGGTGCTGTAGGAACCGGTCATGCAAGTAATCCAGCCAATACTACCGACGGTGGTAATGGAGGAGCTTCGACGTTCAATACCAATACCTGCCGGGCGTCTGGTGGTGAAGGTGGAAAACGCGTCCAAACAAATTCGCCGACAGCGTCCACGCTTGCTAACGGTGGTGCTGGTGGAGCGGGTAACCGTAGTGCCGTGGGTGGTGGAGCTGCCGGAGGGGTTGCGGGTGTTCCAACAGCAACGGGTCCTGGAACTCCGGGTACTGCGGGGGCCGATGGAACATTTATCAACAATGTAGGAAAAGGTGGTGGAGGAGGTGCAGGTGGCGTTGGTAAGTACGGAGGAGTCACTTGCAACGCGGGTACGAACGGAGGACGAGGCTCATACAACCCCGGGGACACGTCCGTCTATGGACCAGGAGACACGCCCGGAAACGATGCCAGTAGTGCCGCAGCAGCAATCATCCCTGGAGGTGCCAGTGGGGCAAAAGCTTCTCCGATTAACGGTTTGCCTTATATATTTGGGCAGTCTCGGGGTGATCTTCTACCTGGTGATCCAGGTGTTGTAATCATTCGTCTTACTGTGGAATAGGATCTCATGATTACTATCACACAGAAAGGATCGTTTAATCGTACGGAAAGATATTTGCAAAGAATGAAATCTGGTCAGGTATTTGCGATTCTGAATAAGTACGGAACAATAGGTCAGAACGCCTTGTCGAACGCTACTCCAGTCGATACAGGCTTGGCCGCAGGATCATGGTATTTCACCGTTGTCAATCGACCAGGATATTACTCTATTCGTTGGCACAATAGCGATGTCGAGAACGGTTTTCCTGTAGCTATCATGATTGACTATGGCCATGGTACTGGAACCGGCGGATATGTACAAGGGCGTAACTACATTATGCCTGCAATTCGACCTATATTTGACCAGATGGTAGCGGATATTTGGAGGGAGGTGAATCGCATCTAATGGCTGTCGATGACAAAGTCGTTGCTATTAGTTTTGAATCAAGTAGATTTGAACAGGGTGTTAACAGAACTATTTCGGCTCTTGACAGGCTCAAAGCTGCTCTTCACTTCCCTAATGCCGGAAAAGGTTTGAGCGATATCGATGCTGCGGCTAAGAAAGTCGATATGGGTCATATTGCTAAGGGGATCGAAGGTGTAAAAAGCGCCCTTAGCACGTTAAGGCTGGTGGGAGTTGCTGTACTGGCAGATCTGGCTTCAAAAGCTCTTCATGCTGGAACCCAATTTGTCAAGGCGTTTACCATTGATCCAATCAAAGCTGGTTTTGGCGAGTATACGACTAATCTAAACGCTGTTCAGACGATCCTGGCCAATACCCAAGCTGCGGGAACTAAGCTGAAAGATGTTAATGCCGCACTCAAAGAACTGAACGAGTATTCCGACAAGACGATCTATAACTTCAGCCAGATGGCCAAGAACATCGGTACCTTCACGGCTGCCGGTGTCGATCTTGACACAGCAACTGGCGCCATCAAGGGTATCGCCAACTTGGCGGCACTTTCCGGGTCGAACGCTGAGCAGGCCTCGACGGCGATGTATCAGCTGTCTCAGGCTATCTCGGCTGGTCGAGTCTCATTGCAGGACTGGAACTCCGTTGTCAATGCTGGTATGGGCGGTACCGTCTTCCAGCGCGCTTTGGCTCAGACGGCCGTGGCGATGGGAACGTTGGAAGACAAGTCGCTCAAGCTTGTCGGTCCGATGAAGAACGTTGCGATCAACGGAGAGTCGTTCCGTCAGTCTATCTCGGCAGCCCCTGGAAAAGAGTCGTGGCTGACGTCCAAAGTTCTGACCGCAACGCTTCAGCAGTTTACGGGCGATCTGTCCAGGGCTGAACTCGCGGCTATGGGCTTCAATGCAGCTCAGATCAAGGCGATTCAGCAGACGGCCAAGACGGCAATGCACGCTGCTACCCAGGTGAAGACCCTTCAGGGCGTGCTGGATACGGCCAAGGAAACGGCGCAGTCTGGCTGGGCTCAGACTTGGGAGATCATATTTGGTAACTTCGGAGAGGCCAAGACGACGTTTACGGCTCTCTCCAACGCTATCAATGGATTCATCAGTGCCAACGCAGATGCACGTAACAAAGTTCTGGAAGATTGGAAAGCTCTTGGCGGACGTACAGTTCTGATCGAGGGCATCAAGAACGCATTCAACGCCCTGAAAGCAGTTATTGCCCCTATTAAGGAAGCGTTCAGAGACATATTCCCACCTGTCACTGGAAAGAATCTCTATGATCTGACAGTACGTTTCCGAGACTTCACCGCAGGACTAAAGCCGAGCGTCGAGACGGTTGAGAATCTAAAACGCACGTTCCGAGGCCTCTTTGCCATTTTCAGCATCATCGGACAGGTCGTTCAGGGCGTATTTAGCGTTTTTGCTCGTCTTTTCGGTGTAGTCGGAGAGGGTACGGGCGGTTTCCTGAATTTCACCGGCAGTATCGGTGATTTCCTCGTTTCAGTAGATAAAGCCTTGAAGAAGGGCGATGGGCTAACGAAGTTCTTCGACAAGCTCGGAGATATTCTCGAGATCCCGATCAGATTGATTGGGGATTTGGCGAGCGCAATTGCAAGTTTGTTCAGCGGATTTTCCTCCGGGGGATTTTCTGGACAAATGGAGGGCATGGCCTCGGCTATGAGTCCTCTTGCGCGAATTATCGATGGAATCGCCAGCGCTTGGGACAATTTCGTAGATAGCGTCAAGCAGAGCGGAGTTCTGCAGGCCGCTTTCGACGGGATTATCAATTTCATCTCGGCAATTGGGCCTGCTATCGGCAAGGCAGCAGCGAGCATGAATTTCGAGGCTATATTTGCCGTTATCAGAACTGGTCTCTTCGCAGCGCTTGTTGTGATGCTCAAGAACTTCTTCGGTAAGGGAAGTTTCTTGGATCAGATCAGCAAGGGCTTTGCTGGCGGGATCATGAAGAATATCGCAGGCTCGTTCGGAGCTCTCGAGAAGACGATGGTGGGTCTTCAGCAGAACATCAAGGCGAAGACGCTCAAGGAAATTGCCATCGCGATCGGAATTCTTGCGGCTTCGGTCGTTGCTCTGTCCTTTGTCGATCCGGCGAAGCTTAACAAGGCTTTGGCTGGAATTGCCATCATGATGGGTGAGCTTCTCGCGGCTATGGCCGTTTTGGACAAGATTGCCATGGCGGGAGGATTTATCAAGCTTCCCATTATCGCAGCAGGGTTGATTCTCCTTGCCGGAGCCATCGATATTCTCGTGATTGCGGTATATGCCCTCAGTCGACTCAGTTGGGACGAGCTGCTCAGAGGTCTCGGCGGTGTCGGGGCGCTTCTGATCGGTATCTCCGCAGCATCATATCCTTTGTCGGCAAATGCCGCAGGGATGATCCGAGCAAGTATCGGTATTACCGGTATCGCGATTGCCATGAATCTCTTGGCTCTCGCAGTGAAGCAGTTTGCCGGTCTGTC